TAACGGAGAAATAAGTGTCGGAGCAATAGCCATTTTTATTCCTCGTAGTTAGGGTAGTAATAATCAGGCGGAGGAGGCTCATAATTAGGGAAATAACTTTCAGGATTGTAATCATAGTAACTCTGATACTCATCAAGCATCTGCTGGTCGTATTGTTGCTGAGCCGCTTGTTGAGCAGCCAATTCTTGCTCGTACAATTGTTGCTCGGTAATGCCACCTTCCTCAACATAGCCTGGGTCAACCGAACCAGAAGGTAATGGATTACCAGTTCTATCAAAGTTTTGAACAGTCCCATCAGCACCAAGGATGGATTTTGTACCATCAGAGTTGACATACATGACATTGCCACCACCTAAGTCATAGCTTCCAGTTGGAGCTTTTCCTACATTACTTCCACCGCCAAAAAGTGAGCTCACAGCATTTCCTGTTACACCAAGCAATCCACTTCCTTTAGACCCAGTTTCGGAATTAGGTAAGCTTCCAATAGCCTGACCAAATAAGCCAGTTGTAGCACCTTGACCGCCAGTAGCAGGAGAACCAAACAATGATTGACCAAAGCCTGTACCAAGTAATGTAGAGCCAACACCAGCAATTTGAGCCAATGGAGAGGTGTTGTAAGCACCTGGTATTGGACCTGTGTAGCTTGAGCTGGTAGCTGTAGGAATCGTAGCCCCTTTGAGGAGGTTCGCTTGAGCAGTAAGTTGTTGCATTGGGAACAATTGTTCGTTCTGGACAATAGTCTGTTGCTGACCACCCAGAGTTGCTAGAGCATTAACATCGCCAAGACCTAAGTTTTGGGTAGTGTTAGCCAAAGTTCCTAGTTGTTGGGAGGCGGCTAATCTATTCGCCATGTCCTGTTGTAAAGCTCGTTGCTGTTGTTCAGTAATTGCCAAACTAGCATTAGACAATACTTGACCTAAAGCTCCAGCTCCACGAGCAGAGCCAAATTGACCTGAGCCAACAATACCTGCGGTAGCTTGAGGGGCTAGGTTGTAGGCAATGTTAGCGTTACCTAAGTTCCCAACAGCATCTGCAAGGCTTGTATTTCCTACGCTATTAGCTAGGTTAACGGCACTAGATAGAGCAGGTTGATAGTTCCCTACATTGTTAGCAACTTGACCAAAAGCTTGTTGCTGGAGAGGTTGAGCCCCTGCGTATTGAGCACCTTGGGCGGCTGTTGCACCTTGTTTAGCAATCTGATTTAAGTAATCAAGATAGAACTGGGGTGTAGCAGTAGCTTGTGATTGAGTGGTCGTAATATTCGGTAATGCTGTACCTTGCGTCAATCCACCAGCACCTGGTGCTGAGCCAGCAGTTACGCCAAGATTAGGAGCTATTGCTCCAGTAGCGGCGGTTGGTGTAATGGCTGATAAAGGATTGCCAGTTAGATTTGGGGCGGTTGAAGCTCCAGCAGATGTTCCAGCAGAGGTTGTCATTGGTAGAGCCATAATTATCCTTTATGCCGTTTTAAGGCTTCTTTCATGTAAGCAAGTGGATTAGCCTTATGGGGTATTTTATCACTTGGGGCTGACCTTTTGTGTTCTCTTAATGATTCTCTGAAGTGGTCGAGAAGCTTAGCTCCAGCATCGCTTGAGCCATTCCCAAGCTGAGCTACAGTGTCAGCATCAAACACATACTCACCGTCAGCGAGCATAGCAGGTATATCGTCAGACTGTCCATCGCCTCTCCCCTTTACATAATGACCTGTAGTTCCTGTAACAAACTCAGGAATATGCTCAGGCTCACCACCATCAGCCATATTTGTTACAAAATGCGTCCTTTCTAATGGACGAAGATATTGATTAGTTGGGTTTCCGTAAGGAACTCTTGAATTCTTAGGTTCTGGAGCTGGTTTGAACAAGTCTATTATTCTGTCATAAGAAGATGTGGGAAAGTCTAATAAACCTCCACCTGCATAACCTCTAATATGACCACCGTTTCTAGCCATAATAGGCGTGTTTCTAGTCAACTGAGCCAATAAATTAGGGTTCAACTGCTGGAGTTGTTGCATTTGCATGTCTGATATTTGTGGCATTTCTTGACTTTGCAATAAACCAGCCTGTAATGGTGCAGGTAATCCAGAGGCATTTAATCCAGAACTAGGGAACATATTAGATGTATACCCAGTATTAGCGTTTGGAGAAGACGCAAATGGGATTCCTGCTGTACCACCGGGCAATGATAAATCTGACTTATTGTCAGTAGTAGCCGCCATCATTGGCATACCAGTTGCTCCAGCTAAACCTGAGCTACTGGTTTCATTTCCATAGATTGGAGCTCCTGTTGGGCTCATTCTTGGCATAAATCCAGCCACTTGTGATGGGCTTGAAGTTCCTACCGAAGTCGGCAACGCTTGCAAAACGCCAGTTTGCTGGGCTACTCGTGGAGCTCCAGACAGCACCGTTCTCTGTGGCATAGGTCTTTGAACTGGGGCTCTAGGAACAAAAGGGGCTCTTGGAGTAAGTGGAGCTCTATTGGCTAAGGTGCTTGGTTGCAATACTCTTTGTGCTTGGGTGGCAGGGTTTAGCATATCCCTCACCTCTGTACCAGCTACCCTACCCATTACTTGACCGAGAAGCGTATTCCCTTTGTCATCTGTCACTGCATTTTGGATAGTGTTACCAAGTTGATTAGCCGCTGAGGACACACCGCCAACTATAGCTCCTGATAAAGCACCCGTTCCGATGCTCTTGTCGTTAAGAGCGGCTTGTGTTGCACCACTTGTAGCTCCACGCAATGCTCCTGCGGAATAAGGGTCAAGACCTAATTCTCTTGAAAGCGTAGTAGTAGCACCACCCACCGTACCACCGATACCGCCTGTCAAAGCTCCTGTACCAATGTCACGGTTATTCATAGCGGCGTTTAATGCTCCACCAGCTGTTCCGCTAAGACCACCAGCAACGATTGGGTTTGCACCATAAGCACCTAGCGTACTACCTAAACCACCCGTAACACCACCAGTAATACCTGCTTTTGCTACTTGATTGGGGTCAACATTTCCTGTGGTGATGAGTTGTGATGTAGCGTTTATGGCGGCATTTCTTGCTGCGGCAATTGCCGCTTGTTTTGCCATTTCAGCGGCTGTGTATTCAGCGGCTACTGTTCCTGCCGCCATTTCCAAACCGAGATATGGCGCTGCGTAAGGTGCGGCGACCATTAAAGCTACTGTACCAACCGTTGTCCAACCACCAGGTACTGCACTATTAACGCCTTGGTCAATCTCAACACCAACTTGGCTGATACTTTGACCTACATCTTCTACAGCACTACCGACACTTGAACCTATATCTTCAACAGCACCTAAAAGTCCACCACCACCACCGTCTGTTCCAAGAACTTCAGAAATTGGGTCAGTAATCTCGCTTACAGCACCTAATACACCGCCTCCACCCCCATCTGTACCTAAAACGCCAGAAACTGCGTCAGTAACATCTGAAATCGGATTTCCACCACCACCTTCAAGGGTCATTCCACGAGAGAAAGGGCTACGACCCCCACGAGGGGAGAACGCATTAATAGGTAAGGTACTGTCTAGGCTATATCTCATCGTGTAATCATCCACTGGTACTGAGGTCTATCGGACGGTGATACTTGAAGACCATTTATTTCTAATGCTTGAAGCATCTTGGAATCTCTGGGGTCGCCAATATATGCAACTTGAGCTTCAGAATCTTTGAGCTTTTTAATTAAAACTTTTAGGGCGGACATCAAAGCTAAACCTGTATCAACGGTGTAGACATGAACCTCAATAGCGCCATCTCCAAGACGGATAACTAAAAATACAGTATTTCCGCTTTGCAGAATGACTGCCATATCATCTTTGATAAGCTTTGCTACGCTACGAAGAACTCTTTCAGAGCCGTCTGCTTGACTGTATTGGTCTTTAGCGATGATTTCTGATGGTGTCATTTTTTATCCATTTATCGACATTATTCCGCACACATTTTCTGCCCAAGTTCGCCAGTTATTGAAACCTTGTGGGTCAGGAACACCTGAATTCACAAAATATCCTACACCTTGCATACCTGATGCCCAATCTTTCCACCTATCCTCTGGCACAGTTCCCAGCTGTTGCTGAGCAAACAACTCTGCCATCAAAGCGCACCAGCTATCCCATGTATGCCCTCTTGGGTCATAAGTTATCATGGATTACCTGTAGCACGCTCGTCACCGAGGTCAACACTAAGTAAACAATTACCCATATAGTAATTGCCACCAGCCTCATTACTAATCAACTTTAGACGCATTTCACGACGCTGTAATTTAAGGTCAATTTTAAGCGTATCTGGAGCAAAGGTAAAAGGTTCTGATGGGTCATCCACATCTTCCGCATATCCCTTACCAGTAATCACTAATTGCATATTTCCAGATTGGACAAAATCAGGTTCAAAACGCTCAATTCGTATCCAGCGATTAACGCCTTGGATTGCTCGTTGACCTGGACCGCCACCCACCCAGCCAATACTGTTGGTTTCAATATAGGATTCAACCGCAGAAACGCTTGTCAAGTAAATCTTATCCACACCTGTTTCATGTTGCCAGATGGTGTATTTTTCTTCCGTATTAGCTTGATTGTCAGCCCACAGAGGGTATTTAAATACCTCTGAGAACACACCAGCAGAGCGATTAGCTCCATCTGCAAATCCAGCGTCATACCAAGTTTGAGTACGGACATTGTAAATAATGGCGTTATTGCACTCAGTAGAGTCCCCATGAGGATAGAACCACCAAATCTCACCCCAACGAGGAACTTTTGTACCCCAAACCTTATTACGGTTAGCAAAATTTAGGTTGTCAAAAAAGTAATTTAGGTTAGAAGTGTTAGGGATTTCTTGAACAACACCGTTGTACATCAAGAATCGGTCAACAGCTATCCAATAAATGAGCCCGTCATATTCCACAGGACATTGAGCAGAAAGGATAGATGTAGAGGTAGAAATGATGTCATAGCGCCAATAAATTGTGGAAGTACCCACAGTGGTTGGGCTAAAAGTTACCCTAGTTAGTTGGTCAAGCGACCAGAATAGCCCTGCTGGAGAGGTTGTACCACCCCTCAAAGCCATACCCTTGACTACTTTTGTAGAAGAAACCGTGTTGGAGTTGGAATCAGCACTAACCCAGTTAGTGAAGTCACCAGCTGAGGAGTTTTGAATTAAGCCATTATTGCCATAGACAAACAGGTATGGATAGAGCATACAAGCTCCACCAGATACCGAGATATTGTTGTTGAAAGTCAGAGTCTGTGAACCAGAGCTACCAGCACTAGATGAAAGAACCACTGTGGTTACTGTTCCTGCAACGGATGCTGAGACTACGGTAGTGTTAGCTGGAAGGGATGCTCCAGTTACGGTTTGACCAATGCCAATCCTATAATCACCAGTAGACATAGTAAATACAGCTCCTGCAATCACTCCAACAGCGGTAAAGACACCAACTTGGGATAGGTTTCCGCCAGGAAATGTTCCAACTAATACAGGAGTATTTACGGTGTTATCAATGTACTGAAGATTCCTGCCCGGATGAGCAACAATCTGCAAAGCTCCAGTACCATTAGCATCAAAACCGATGTCAAACTGCCAAAGGTTATTCACATTTGCGGTAAAGTTTGAAAGCGTGACATTGGTTGGACCTGAGCCTACGCCATCGTCATTATCTGTTTGCCAATATTGCAGGAAATTTGAGCTTCCAGAATAGAGATAATTTAAACCCTCTTGAGATTGCATGGTCATACCACGGCTAATCTCTGAAGCGTTTAAGAATATTCCTCTGTACCCACCCATTTTGCGTGGACGACCATTTTGAAAGCGAACCCATTTCCCATCAATAAATGTTGATGCGTCGAATATTGTCCCATCTTTTTGGATGCCAGCATTAATTGCTAGGGATACGACATTAGCTGTCAAAAGGTTCCTCCAGAGATGCCATTAGTAGCGGTAAATCCAGACGAAGTAAACTTTCCTGCCAGTTGGTTGGCAATCACAAACCCTACTTCACTTGTGGCTGGCAAATACATGCCTGAGTTCAAATCACCAGAAAACTTAAGGGAAGGTACGGCTAAACTGCCGTTTCCAAGGGTAATGGTTGTAATACTGCTTGATGAACCAGAAGCGGCGTTATAGACATTCGTACCGTCACAGACTAAAACAAGCGTAGAAGATTGTGGAACTACAACAGTAGCAGCTCCAACAGCAGTAGTTTTAATGGTTAGGTTAAATGCACCCGTACAGTTGTTTGTAACGGTATAAAGCTGTACCGTAGACGGAATAATGATTATCTGATTGCTAACCAGTGTTCCAGAGAAAGATTGAATGGTACTAGCGGCTTGTACAGCCGTTTCCGTCAAACTTCCACCAGTGACAACTAAAGCAAGCTGAGTATAAGCAAACGAGTTTGAGCGACCATAACCAAAGGTGTTCCAATTAGTTCCATCGGAGACAATTACAAACGATTCTGTAAGCTGGAGTTGTGCGCTCACATCACCATCAATCGTATTAACGCCACTTGGAGCTATGGTAAGAATGCCTGTTCCGCTATTGCGAATCATGCAAAACCAATTGTTTCCTACAGAAGATGCACTTGGAAGGGTTAAAGTACCTACTCCGCCAGCAAATACAATAAATTGAGCACGCTGAGAAGAAATTAAAGCACTTGTCGAGAAAACATTTAAAACATTGTAGGCTTGGTTTAAAGTCAATCCATCAGCTACCAAACCATATCCAGCTAAAGCACTTGCATTGGCAGAAGAAGTTCCAGCTCCAAAAGTAACGGTAGACCAAGTTCCTGCGTCTGTTGTGTTATTGGTTACATAAATGTATTGAGAAATTCCAGATGCAACAGAAACAATAGTTGCACCCGTAAGAGTTCTTACGGTAAATGGGTTGCTACCTGTGTTTTTGATGATTGTTGCTTGACCCACGGAAACCTGTTGGGCTGAAGGCATGTAGACGCTTAAACCTGAAACAGCACCTGTTGTAATCTCGATAATATTTGAGACAACGCTATCAGTATTGCCGTTTACGGGCCATTCAAGATAAGTATTTGTCGTGATAGACAAGGACTCATAGCTGACCTGAGCTGGGGATACAGTTTGACCTGTAAAGGGGTTTGTATATGTAGTCATGATTAACTCTCGATAGCAATAGCTTGACGGTCACCAATACGAAGCTGGTCTTCAGTCTTCAGGACAGACATCGCTTCTTGGTATTTCTGTTGGAAGATGGTTCTTTGGTCATTCTTGAGGAATGGCATAGCCTGTAAAAGCGTCCCATAAAGCATTGCATTAGGAGCGTTCTGGGTAAGCCAGTTGGTCTGATTAGTAGAGGACAAAGGTTGTAGACGCTCGTAAAAGAGCACTTGGAATGGGTAATCATCGTTTGGTGTAGGCGACACTAGCCAATGGTCATAGTCATAATCTGAGTAATACAATGGTAAACCCGTAGCTCCACCAGTGTTGTAGTTCAGCAAATACTCGTATTTACGCAGATAAACAGGGCTTGGAGTACCAGATGACCCTGTTACATTAAACGAAACCGTTTTACGCCACCGAGCTGGTTTAGGAAGGATAGCATTGTTAACATTCATTGTTGAATTGACTACTTGCTGTTGCCCTAAAGTCTTAATCTGCTGAGCAATCTCAAACTCACAGAGGGTAATGAAGGTAGGAATCGCTTCAATAACAGCAGCGTCACTGCGCTCAAGGTATTGGAGTACCGAGCTAGTCAGGGAATCGTAGGTAAGAACAAAAGAAGCCGTCATTTTTTCACCATCAATTTGTTAGGGGGCAAAAACTATTCAGCTTTTTGGTCATTTTATCGCAATCCTTGACAAAATTACACACTTAATGCACTAAAAGCATTAGCAATTTTAGCCTTACGGTCATCAAAACCGTGCAAGCCACCATTAATACGCTTAGTCATAGTCTCGTAATCCTTGGCATCAGCTAAAGCATTTAACCCCTTCTTGTTCCAGAACCATCCAGCTGATAAACAAGCATATTTAGGCTCAATCAAAAGATTAGGATTTCCAACAAAATCAAGACCAAGAGCAGTTCCGCAATTCGCATAGTTTTCCTTGCCCGTTAACTGGATAAGTCCTCTGCCTAAAAACTTAGAAGCCTCTTCCTCAGAGGTATTGCCCAAGCGTCCGTTGTATACTTTACCTGCTATCTTAGCTGGTTGGCGAGCATATTGGTCAGCAATTTCTTTGGTTGGGAATCTGCTTGACCAAGTCTTCATCAGCCCTTCGGCACTGTAATTGAGGTTCTCTTGCAAAGTCTTGAAATTACCAGACTCATGAGCACACTGACCGATGAATGAAGCTTGACGCTGAGTAGTATTAATTTCGTACTTCTCAAAGGTTTCGTTCAACGGCTCAAGCCATTTTTCATCAATACCAAGGGCTTTTAGTTGCTCATTCGTCATTTCCTAAGCATTCCTTTTATTTCCTCAGTCTTGTCTTTAGAGCCTTGACTTGAGCCAAAATAAAACGATAGGACTTGTCCTGCGGCGGAGGTTATAAACCCTAATGCAAAAATAATAATTTGTTGTTGGTCTTGGGGAGTGTTAACAAACATTAATACCCCAATTAGGGTAAAGGCTAACCCAACGACTCCTAACGCTAAAACAGGGACAACCAACTTATCTAGCTTTGTAGAATATTCAGAGGTTGCTACTTGAGCGTAGGCTTTACGAGCAGAATCACGGTCTTGTGCATCCATCTTGGCATACTCTAAATCGAGCTCTTTGAGCTTCATTGTAAGCTCTGGATTACCTTGTAGGGCGGCTGTAATGCCTTCAACCGTTTCACCAGGAATGCCTAACTTATCAGCCAACCAGCCCACAGCAGCTCCGCCAGCAGGACCAGCAATAGCAGTAGCCAGAACAGGTGCAACACCTTTAAGAATTCCAAGAAGGGTATCCATCATTTTTTGGTTCTTTCTTCTATTAACTTAACTCGTACATGAAGGTCGTGTATTTCTTTGTAAATCTCTTCCCGTATCTTGGCTCTACGCTCTGCTGAGATTGGGCTGTCTGTTGGTACGCCTTCAGCAGTAATCAACGCTGGCATCTTGCCTTCAATCTGGGTAAGACGGGTTTGGAATGAGGACACTTGACCGAGTAGCCATGCTATACAAGCTACCAGTATAGGAATAACCGCTTTGAGAACATCTTGCATATTCATTCTTTAATCCCCCAAACTAAGTACCACGCTATAAGAGTCGCTAATGCAAAGCAATACAACTGAACACGCCTTACCGCCTTAATATCATGCTGGTACTCTTCATTGTCTTTGCGTTGCATATTTTCAATGTCCAGCTTAATCTTTAAGACCGCTTCCCACTCTTTTGCACCGTACTTCTTAACAAAATCAATTTTTAATCTAGCCTCCTCATCGGAGATTTGCTTCTTGTGCTTCCATGCTTCTAACGCTTTAATGATCGCCAGCTCCTTCTTTAATTCTGCTTCCCGTCTAGCCCGTAATCGCTCTTGGGCTTTCTTTTGTGCTACATCTAAACCGTCTTGTTGGATTCCTTCAATACTTTTGGACAGCCCTTTACTAGCCTCCCGACTTGCATCAAGGCTACCGCTTAGAGTCTTAACTCCTTCGGATAATCCAAATGGGTCTGGCACACTTTCAATTTCTACTTAATAAACTGTTTTACAAGTTGAGCTGTGAACTCTGGACCTAGCAGGACGGCAACAGCAATGAAATACAAGAGATATTCAATCTTTTGCATCCGCTTAGTACCTTTTCTGAACTGGTCTTGGATGCCCTCGTAGCGTTCAGCGCAAATGGCTTCATGTACTGAGAGTCGTTTGTCGTTTTCGGCTACAAGAGCTTCCATGTCGTTCATTCCCTATTCGCTTACTACATCAAGAGCTTGGTCTTTAGGTTGGTTTTGAGCTTCTTTTTGCAAACCTTCTACCAATGTATAGACCTCTTGGTATGGGCGACTGCCCAAATAACCTAATACTTTATTAACCAAGTCTACTGACAATATAATTTTTTCCACGATTTTTCCTTAAATTAAACAGGGTTTACAGGCGTTTCTACAGGTGCAACCTCTTCTGCTGGGGTTTCTGCAACTGCTTCTACTGGTGTTTCCACCACGGTTTCAGCTAGTACTACTGTTTCAACTGGAGTCTCTACAACTTCAGCTGGAACTTCCACTACAGCTTCAACTACTGGAGCTACAACTACAGGAATAGTAGCTTTAACTGGCTTAGTTTCCACTGGGTCAGTAGCTGTAGGATTCCACCAAAGCCAAGTATCTGTGTCTAGAATATGGTCAGCAGATGGCTGTGGAGCTACGAATACATCGTTAACTGAGTCGTATGTATAGCCGATACCAGCGTAGTTACCACGAACACCACCAGCATCTGCAACGCCATTAGCGTCAAAATGCATATTTCCACGGGTGTTATATGAGGTTTGAATCCATGAAGCAGGGTCGCCTAGAGCGCCTGTAGCAATGAAGTCGTATTCGGCAACAATCACCTGAGTGACAATTCCGTTTTCAACTTTAGCGTAATGTGACATTTTTACTTCTCCTATCGTGCGTTACTAAATTTAAAAGGGTTTTCAGCGAAACAAGCATATATGTAATCATCACCACTTCTATTCCAAGTTTGGTCTGTTTGCCTAATTTTAAAACCATTACTTAAAAAATCACCAAAATTAAAATTTGTTGCCTCAGCATCATTAGTGCTTGGAGCAAGTCGTTTATTCATTACATTAAATGTATCTCTTGCAGAATCATTTATTTGCCAGTTTGTAGCGCCTGTAGTGGTGTTTTTAAACATAATAAAATTTGGTCTAAATCCTGTGTATACAAATGGACCATCAGCAGAGCCGTTGCCAGTGTAGCTACCAAACTGGGAAAAGCCAGCTACTTGCGCCCAGCAATAAGCTACGATTGTGTTTCCACTTCCGTTTGTTCCTCCATTATCGGCAACAGAAAAAACAGAAGAAGTTGGTGCTGTATTATTCCAAACAGACGAAGCGGTTCCAGCAGCATTGGTTGAATTAAGGTTAATAAATTTTGTAGCGCCTAAAGAAGCGTGGTATGAGTTCCAATCAAATCCAGCACCATTTCTAACTTTACAAACAATAAAGCTGGGCGCAACTCCCAATCCATGACCAATAGTAGAAGCAACAAAATTACCTGTATAAGTAACAATACTAAAACCAGCAGTAGTGTTTACTGATACTTGGCTAGAGATAGAACCCACATTATTTGTTGTGGTTGTGCCTTGTCCAGCTTGCCATTGCCAGCCAACAAAATTATACCCACCAGCTCTATTTAACTCATTTCCTGTGCCAAGGGTAAAACCATTTGAATTAAATGATGTTACAACATTTGCGTCTGTTACCTCTGCGTCTGTTAAATTAGACGATAGATATTTTGTTACACCCGTAACGCTATTAAAGATATAGTGCCTGTCTGCGCTATTACGCATCTTGCCCCAAACTAAATCAGGCTTAAATCCAGTTGTTCCGTTATCAGAGTTATTAATAGTTAACGCAGACCCAGTTCCCGTCCATAGGGTAGAGTCCATTACTGTCCGACCATTAGGTATTGCGTATGTAGTTGGCATAGTCTTATAGGTTGTAAGTGTTTAAACCAACATATCCTGTTGGGGGAGTGTAAACGAATGGTTGTTGACCAAAGTTTACGCTTTGATTGCAACCAGCTAACCATTGATAAACAAACGGAAACACTGTTCCTGTTACATTGGAATAAGCGGTTCCTTGGCTTACACCATTTTTGTAGAAGATGATTGTGCCAGCAGTTGAATCGACAGCCACTCCAATAACATCTCCGTTTGTATAAGTAGCGCCATATGCTGTTCCAGTAACGGCAGGATTTGCACCATTTAACTTTTGACCATCCGCTCTATAAATCCAAACAGTTCCAGTAAAGAACCCAGCGCCAGGTGCAAGTTGCTTATCTGAAATACCAACGCACATATAAGTGCTATCAATAGTTCCTATGGTTGTTTCAAAATAATATTTATCACTTGAAAAACCAATAGTTCCCCATGCCCTAGTATCACCGTTTGCACCAGCTGCGGCTGTAATAGTCAAATTACCGTTTGATACACCGCCACCACCTTGTGAGTTCCAGAATGACAATGGATTCAACACACAAGTATTCGCTGCCGTTGCGCTAGTCAGCGTTGGGACATCGGTCATGCTGTCGTAGGTTGAGCCACTTGTCAATGAGATATTGTTTGGTGTCCAGTTGTTTGCATTAGGGGAATAGTCAGTAGCAATACCAGAACCCAATGCTCCGCTTGATGTGAAAGTGTGGATTGTATTACCACTAGCTTGAGTAATTGCTCCACCAGTAAACTTAGGTGAGCCAGCATAAGAAATGATTACAACACCTGAACCACCTGAACCACCTGCTCTGCTTGAATATCCAAAAGAGCCACCACCACCGCCTCCAGTATTTGATGTACCAGACACTCCAGCGTTTTGTGCTGAGTTTGATGGGTTATAGCCTCCAGTACCACCACCACCTAAACCGCCAGCAGCTTGATTGTCTCCAGCGCTACCACCGCCTCCTGCGTAATAAGTTGCTGTACCAGTAATTGAGGACTGCAAGCCAACTCCACCATCAGCACCATTTCCAGTAATAGCATCTCCGTTTTCACCAACTGCACCAGCTCCACCACCGCCACCAGCATAGAATGTAGAAGAATTACCGCTATTATTACCTTGCCCAGCAGTTCCAGACCCAGCAGTTGCAAATGAGCCACCGCCTGAACCTCCAGTGCCTCCAGTACCGCCACCACCAAGAGTTCCGTTGTTATTTGTTCCAAAGCCACCACCAATAGATGTGACTGTAGTGATTCCTGTTCCAGAAAGAACGCTGTTAGAACCCTGAGCACCAGCATTTGGACCGCCAGATGCACCACCTGCTCCACCAGCACCAACTGTAACTGAGAATTGAACTCCAGTAACAAGGGATA